CATTTTCGATGACAAAGAGGTTAAATATTTGTCACCGGAGCAGACAAAGGAACACTTGGAGAGTCAGTATTTCGATGCCGACGACCAAGACCAATTCCTCGTGACTGTTCAGGACTTCGTAAGAGAGGACGGGTGATAGATATGATTGGGGTTTTCTTTGGTGGGATGTTCTGCGGAATCATCCTCGGAATGGTTATCACAGTTTTGTGCGTTTCCAGGGGAAACAACAGAGATAGGTTTGATGGGTGAACGAGATGGAACTGACAAGAGAAGAGATAAAGCTCATCAGAAAGGCCCTACAAATCGTTCTGAAGGCCCATTTGGTGATTGAAACGAACGAGGGGCACAGTTATGAGGACACAAAAGTAGATGCGCTTCTGAGGCGTTTTAGAGAAGCTGAGGAAAGAGAGGATATAACATGAAGGTATACGTAATCACAAGCGGAGAATATTCCGACTATCACATTTGCGCTGTAGCTCAATCAGAGAAGAAGGCAAACGCGCTGAAAAAACTGTTTGACAATCAAAACTACACCGGAGCGAGAATCGAGGTGTACGACACAAAAACCTATCAGACGAGCCGGCCGCTGTTTCTCGCACTGTATGACAAGGAATATAAGAAACTTGATCTTAGCCGGATTAAAGAAGACGAAGAGTATGTGGACCTGCCCGACGAAAGGGAAATGAACGAGATTGTGCCATACGGACTTTTCCTGCGGACCGGAATAAACGCAAACAATAGGAAGCAGGCGGAGAAGATTTTCTACGACCGGCTCGCAAAGTTCAAGGCAGAAGAAGAAGGGATATAGGTAAAAGAAGAGGACGGGGATTAACCCGTCCTTCTCTTATGCTTCCACTTTTGACCGGATATACTCAGTCAGTGTGACGCCGGCCGCCTTCGCTTTTTCCTGCCATCTCTCTTTGACTTCCTTTGGTAACCAAATGGTTACTCGGCCGTAGTGCTCTTTTTTATACCGGTCTATGTATTTGTTATTGTTCGCCATATCGTACCTCGAATTCGTATTCGTAATATTCCGTGTTGTCGACCACTACGTACAGGCCGTCGGACTGTCTGTAGCGAACGACTCGTGTGTACTTCTTGCCATTGATGGTGAAGGTCGCCTGCTCGCCTTCGTACATCGGGGTTAATGCTATGAGTTCCATCATGATCTTCATCTCCCTTCTATACGGCCTCGATGTTGTCAACCGATGTCCAATGGACGTTCCCGTCGTCGTCTCTTATTCCGCACCGGAAGGTGGTGTACAATCCCATCGAATCGCCGTATGGGGAGTTGCAGTAACTTCCGAGCCAAAAGACCTCGCCTTCAGTTCCCTTCGGAACTTTCCGGCCTTTAACAACTCGGACGCGCTTGTGAGCAAACTTTTTTACTATACTGATTGCCTTTACCGCGGTCATGTTTCCTCTCAATATGAATGCTTCATTTAACTCGTCCATTCGTTCAGGTGTCTTTTCCATAAGCTCTTTCATTGTCATGGCGTGTTCCTTTCTCCGGTTAACCTATACACCGGAAGGTGTGCTCTCTTATCCTATCTGAATTTCAGGTTTACTACGTTGATGAATCCCTGATAGCGGATGGTCTCGATCTCGAATCTCGGTCTCAGGCCGTTATCCTGAAGAACTACGAGGGTTTCGTGAATCTGCTTCTTAATGCTCTTGTTGATCCGGTCGGCGTCTTCTTCGTAATCGCTGTCGTGGTACATTGCGACTTTGATTCGGAAGACCTCGTCGGTCGTTCTGTAGAGGGTGTCTCTCTTAAGTCCTGCGGCCTTGAGTGCTTTCCTGATTTCCTTTACCATGTCTTTCTTCATGTCCTCTTTCCTCTCTCCCTGTCAGGTCGGGTTACCTTTTGTTGTCTCTATCATAGCATTGGTCGACCAATATGTCAAGCACTTTTTGCAAATTCCTGCATGGGTTACATTTCACCGGCCGGAAATGGTATGTTCAAGGCAGGATGGAAAGGAGCGACTATGGCAGAAACCAAAGGCAAACTAAGAGTGCGAATGTCCGATTGGGAAACGGATGATGGCCTTATGTTGCTTCGAGCTTGGAAGAGGGATGGATTAACCGATAAGGAAATCGCACATAACAAGTTGGGCATATATCCTCAGACACTCTGTGATTGGAAGGCGAAAAGTCCACGAATAAACGAAGCGTTAAAGAAAACTCGTGAAGAGTGGCACAAGGACTTAGAGACCGCAATGTATCAGCGCGCGCTCGGTTATCACGTTGATGAAAGCGTCGTTGAGTATGTCTACGACGAGACCGGTAAGGAATTCCTCAAAACCAAGAGAATATCCCACAAGTACATTCCGCCGAGTGAGACCATGCAAATCTTTGTGGCAAAGCATGACATCCGCGGTCATTGGTTGGATGAGAAGACCGAAGCGGATAAGCGCGAACAGGAACAGCGCATAGAGAAGCTCCGGAGAGAAGCAGAGAAGACCGACGAAACACAGGAAATCAAGATCACTATCGAAGGTGGTGACGGGTATGCCGATTAGGGAGCTTAACCTCGGCAGGCCGAACAAGAAGCAGGAAATGGCCTTGAGAGCTACCAAGCGGCACGTAGGTTTCGGCGGAGCACGTGGTGGTGGTAAGTCATGGTTTGTGCGGACAAAAGCGATTCTGCTGTGCATGAGATACGCAGGGATTAAGGTAGGCATAGCTCGTAAGACATATCCTGAGCTTATGGCAAACCATATCACGATCCTACGCGACCAACTCTACGGAATAGCTCGGTACAATGACAAGGATAAAGTGTTCCGCTTCCCGAATGGGAGCACAATCACCGGCCGGTACTTCGGGCAGGACTCTCATGCGGATGCTTGGCAGGGTTTGGAATTCGACACCTTGTTTCTCGATGAGGCGTGTCTTTTCCGCGAAGAGCACATAAAGAAGATGATCGCCTGCGTCCGTGGTGCTAACGACTTTCCTAAGCGCGTGTACTATACCACAAACCCTTCCGGTCCGAGTCACGGGTACTTCAAGCGCATTTTTGTCGACCGGAAGTATGAGTCCGGTGAGAATCCTGACGATTACGTGTTCATTCAGAGTTTGGTAACCGATAACGATGCACTGATGGCGTCCGATCCGGACTACGTCAAGCAATTGGAGATGTTGCCGCCTAAGCTCAGAAAAGCGTGGTTAGAGGGCGATTGGAACACCTTCGACGGAATTTACTTCGAAGAGTTCTGCGATGATCCTGAGCACTACGACGACCGGCTGTGGACGCACGTAATCAATCCATTTGATATTCCTGAGCATTGGGTTATCTATCGGACCTACGACTACGGATACAGCAAACCCTTCGCTGTGCAGTATTGGGCCGTATCGAACACCGACACAGTCTATTGCATCGGTGAGATATACGGAGTCACCGAGACAGCTAACGAGGGTGTGAAGTGGGATGCTCTGAAGCAGGCCATTGAGATAAAGAACTATGAGACCGGACATCCACTGCTCAAGGGCAAGCACATTAACGGCGTTGCCGATCCTGCCATATTTGCGGCGGATGGCGGCGAAAGCATAGCGGATATCATGCGGAAGGCCGGAGTGTATTTTTCACCGGCCGATAACTCACGAGTCGCCGGTTGGATGCAGTGCCATTACCGCATGGCCTTCAATGCCGAAGGAAAACCGCGTATGTACATATTCAACACCTGCAAGCACTTGATACGGACCATTCCGCTGATGATGTACGACACAGTGAAAGCGGAAGACCTCGACACCGACCTTGAGGACCACGCCTGCGATGCCATGCGTTACTTCATGATGGAGCGCAAGTGCAAACCTCTGATAAAGGAAATCAAGACACCGGTCGGAGACGATCCTCTTAACCTGCGCGAGCCGGAGAAACCGAAGGTGAATATTTATAAATACAACATATAAGGAGAAAGCTATGGCGGATGATTTCAGCAAGGCCGAAAACCTTGCAAAGACCATGAACGACGTACAGCCGATGCCGACAAAGAAGGCAATAGGCAAGGATGAAATCCTGAAGGCACTTCAAACCCTGAAGGATTATCAGGACGCGAAACTCTATCTCACAAACCGGATTCGGTCCAACACCGATTGGTGGCGTATGCGCCATTGGAGAGAGCTTAACGACTACGGCGAGAAGGATGACGAGAGGCCGACTTCCGGTTGGTTGTTCAACACGATCATTTCGAAACACGCTGAGTTGATGGCGGCCTATCCGACGTTTAACTGCCTGCCGCGCGAGCAGGGCGACAAGGAAGAAGCACAGCGTCTTTCCGATATCCTTCCGGTGGTATTGGAGCAGAACGATTTCGAAGAGGTATTCTCTGCGGAAGGTTGGGAGAAGCTCCAAAACGGCACAGGTATCTTCGGTGTGTTTTGGGATGGCAAGAAGCTCAACGGCCTCGGTGATATCCGCATAACGAATGTTGATCCCTTGAGCCTGTATTGGCAGGCCGGTATCAAGGACATTCAGGCGTCGAAGAACGTCTTCTATACGCAGGACATTGACAATGACACGCTGATTCAGATGCATCCTCAGTTAAAGGGCAAGATAGGCGGCCGCGAGATCGGGAACGACACCTACAGGAACGAAGAGTCGAAGGTAGACGAGACCGAAAAGTCAATGGTCGTTGATTGGTACTATAAAACGATTGGACCGGACGGAAGGCAGGTCCTTCACTACGCGCAGTTCGTAAACGATGAGCTTCTCTTCGCATCGGAGAACGAGCCGGAGAAGTATCCGAATGGTTGGTATGCGCATGGGCAGTATCCTTACGTGTTCGACGTTCTGTTTCCGGTCAGCGGAAGCATCGCCGGATTCGGATACATCGACGTGTGCCGGTCGCCTCAGAAGTACATCGACCTTATCAATCAGGCCATAACCAAGAGCGCGATGATTGGAGCGACTCCGAGATACTTTGTCCGGACCGATGGCAACGTGAACGAAGAGGAATTCGCGAATATCACGAAACCCTTCGTACACACCGATGGAAACCTCGGTGAAGACTCTATCCGCGAGATCAAGACGTCCGGTCTCGACGGAATGTATATCACCTTCCTGAACAACAAGATAGAAGAGATGAAGGAAACCGCAGGTAACCGCGATGTCGGCAACGGCGGAACAACGTCCGGTGTCACTGCCGCGTCCGCGATTGCCGCCATGCAGGAAAGCGCAGGCAAGTCCTCGAAGGATTCGACGAAGGCGTCCTACAGGGCATACCGCAGGGTTATCCTCATGTGCATCGAGCTTATCCGTCAGTTTTATGATCTTCCGCGGCAGTTCCGTATCGTTGGAAGAGACGGAATAGAATCCTTCATTCAGTACAACAACGACGGCCTGAAGGATTCTGTGGTGGAAGCTTTCGACGGGCAGGTGGGTGTCCGCACACCGGTCTTCGACCTTGAGATTTCGGCACAGGAAGAGTCCGCATACACCAAGCTCTCGCAGAACGAGCTTGCACTGCAGTTTTACCAACTCGGCTTTTTCAACCCTCAAATGGCCGACCAAAGTCTCGCCTGCCTTGACATGATGGATTTCCGCGGCAAGACCGAAGTCATGCAGAAGATACAGATGTATCAGACGCTTCAGCAACAGCTTATGCTTTGGCAACAGCTTGCGATAACGATGGCGAACAAGTACGGCGATCCGATGGCGCAGGGCCTGATGGCACAGACCGGTATGCTTCCGCAGGGCGAGTCGCTTCCGCAGGGTGAAGCATCCGCACCGGAGATGTTCTCGGAAGGACGCAAGGAAGGCAAGCGGTTGGAACGGGCGCGTAATGAGGCGAATGAGTCTTACAAACCATGAAGATACACATTGATGAAGACAACATGACGCTGACTGTCACCGGTCACGCAGAATATGCCGAGTACGGCAAGGACATAGTCTGTGCAGGGGTTTCGGCCTTAGTGCAGACTTTGGCCCTTTATGCGACGGAGCATGGCGGAACAGCGGAGATGAGAAGCGGATACGCGAAGATTGACGCGAGCAACGGGGCAAAAGACGTGTTTCTTGCCATTTGTGCCGGCCTCAGGGAGCTTGCGAAGGCGTATCCGTCTGTATGGGTTACATAGCATACCACAGTAGTGGTATGGTGTGTTTATAGAGCGTCGCGGCTATAACGCAGAAGGAGTTATCCTATGAAAATTTATTTCGACCTTCAGCAGTTCGCGGATGGTGCGGCGGCGGCGGAAGGAAGCGGAACAGACGGAGTCGCGTCCGTCGAAACCGGAGCAGAAACCGCGGCGGCGGCGGAAACGACGGGAGCACCACAGGAAGAATCGTTTGATGATCTCATCAAGGGGAAGTACAAAGCGGATTTTGACAAGCGTATGCAGGCCGCCATTAAGCGCAGAGTGGGCGATACCAAAGCATTGGAAGCAGAGCTCATGAAAGCGCGTGAAACCCTCGCTGTTGCTCAGCAGAGGTACGGCACTAAGGACGGAGATTGGGATGCATTGACGAATGCCCTGCTCGAAGACGACGCATACCTTGAGAAAGAAGCATACGAGCGAGGAATTGACAAGGACACCTTGCGGACCATGAAAAAGATGGAACGCGAGAACGAGCAGTTGAAGCGGAATCAGTCAGAACTTGAGCGTCAGGCCCGTCAGGAGCAGGCATACCAAAAGCTCATGCAGGAACAGACGGAAGTAAAGGGTTTTTATCCGGACTTCAACATCGACAACGAATTGCTTAATCCGCAGTTCGAAAACCTTGTTCGTAACGGCATAGACCTGAAAACAGCGTATGAGGTAGTACACCACAACGAAATCCTTCCGGTCGCCATGAAGGTGGCCGCGGATAAAGCGAAATCAGACGCATCACGGGTTGTGCAGTCCAATCTGTCAAGACCTTCCGAACTTGGTGCAGGACACGTCGATTCTCCCTCAGGCAAGGTAGACATCTCGAAGCTCAGTAAAGAGCAGAGAGAGGAAATCAGACAAAGAGTCATGGCAGGAGAACGTATCGTATTGTAAGTTCTCCGCCATAGAATGGAGAAACGATATGTTTAAATTTGATCTTCAGATGTTCGCTAACCCGAACACCAACACGACCGGTAGTGCTTATCTCTCCGATGAGATGAAGACTTACTACGACACCGAGCTTCTTGAGAACGCTAAGGCGGAACTCGTACACACGAAGTTCGGTAAGAAAGTACCGCTTCCGAAGGGCAAGGGAAAGACTGTTGAGTGGAGACGCTTCAAGTCTTACGACAAGGCCCTGACGCCTCTTACCGAGGGCGTAACCCCTGATGGCAACACGATGGAAGTAACGGCCATCACTGCTACCATCAAGCAGTATGGTGACTATACGACCATCTCCGACGTTCTCGACAACACCGCGATTGATCCTATCATTCTTGAGTGCACGAAGGAACACGGAGCTCAGGCCGGTCTCACCATCGACACGATTGTTCGTGACGTGCTTCACACCGGTACAAACGTAATGTACGCATCCGGTAGCTATCGTTACACTCTGACCAACAGCGACGTTATCACCGGAGCTCTTTGTAAGAAGGTTGTAACCTCGCTGAAGAAGCAGAACGCGAAGAAGGATAATGGTTACTACAACTGCATTATCCATCCGTCCGTAGCAGAAGACCTTCAGAACGACGCCGAGTGGAAGGCCGCCAACACCTACGTTGACCATTCTCACCTGCTCGATGGCGAGCTCGGAGTTCTCGGTGGTCTCCGCTTCTTTGAAAGCACCGAAGCGAAGATTTACCGCGGCGACGACCTCTGCGCGACTTCCCGTAACCTTACGGCCGGCGCAACGTCCGCTGATGATGACGTATCCGTATCTGAGACGCTCGTAGCTAACGCTCTTGTAGGCAGAGCAGTTCTTATCGGTGGTAGCAAGTATTACGTTGTGTCCAACACGACCGGCGCAATCAAGCTCTGCACCGATCCGGAGCTCACTGTACCTGCTTCCATTACCTGTAACGCTAACACGCCTGTATATGCAGGTGAAGGCGGCGCAGGTGGTGTT